ATAATGTCAGTGCTGGCTGACGGTGTGCTGGTGGCGGGTGTGGTGGTTGTTGCTTTCCCGTTGCTGAAAAAGAAAACGCCAGACTGTTAGCCGGGTATCAGTTAGCGGGAGAGATTTTTAAATACTTCACAATTCAGGCGGTTGACTGTTCTCTGGTTTGCGGGGAGTTTGTTAAAAGAAACTGGCATGGTGAATCCCCCTGTGCGGAGGGGCAATCAGCGAGTAGGTATATGGGATAATCGCGGATTCAGGTGCTGGTACTGAATTCACCGGGAGGCACCCGGCACCATGCACTTCAATAGATTCTCTCCACATTATGGATATTCTTTCAGAATATCCCACGCAGACTTTGTGTAAATGTTAACAAATGTGCGTTTTATTTGATCTGATTCGCTGTTTGAGCCTCCAAAACAACGGTATATATAATCCTTTACTATATGACATATGTGAGGAAAAATGGGTTTTCGTAGCGCATCAATTCTTACGTTGATTATTAGTGGGATTATTATCGGGTGCACTGATGCTGTATCGACAAATTATCATGACCGTACATCATATTACTCCGATAAAGCAATAGAGACACAGTATGTGAGTTCATCTGAACGTACTTCTGATGTTAGTGAGGATATCCGTCTGTATGCCCATCAAATCAAGAGCGCCATCGAAAAACAGTTCGGGGATGCGAGTAAGTATTCAGGAAAAGAGTGTACACTGAGAATGCATATGGCCCCGAATGGCCTTCTACTGGAGGTTAAAAGAGAAAGTGGAGACCTCGATTTATGTCGTGAAGCGATGAATGCGATAAAGAATGCTGATATACCTGCCCCCCCTTCGCCGGAAGTATATAAAGTATTTCAAAATGGGGTGCTGGATTTTAAACCCTGATATTTATTGTTTTGTAATAAACGGTTTCGGCTTAGGTTTGTTCTGACACAACTACGGCACTGAGCTAAATTTAGCGGATAGTCAGCTCTGAGCCAGTGGCGGACGTAACAACTACTATTGCTGAGATTTTAATGGATTGAGGAGCAAGAAGTGGGATTAAAGAAAATCGTTATGTTGACTTTTTGGGTCGGTTTTGTTGCGGGATGCACACCTTTACACCCTTCAGATTGCCACAAAACTACTGCTACAGGTAGTTGCAGTTCAGGACGCTGGGATGATCAGGATGAATGGGGGGCGCAAGCGCGGGGAATCAGAGCTGCAATTAATGCCAAACTTGATGAGCCGCATAACTGGAAAGGGAAAAAATGCAGGTTGCATATGGAATTCTCTCAGGATGGCACGGCGTTAAAAATATCTACCAGTAACGGTGATAAAGCCTATTGCGAAGCGATAAAGTCCGCAGCTCATAAAGCCAAATTTCCGGCCTTCAACAATCCGGAAGTCTACAGAGATTTTCAGAAATCTGGCTTTGACATGCGAGGTTAGCTCTTCAATTACTATATCTCATTCATAGCAAACTGACAGATTTGATGATGTTCTATATACGAAACCTGTGATGTCAAGTCTGAGCTAATACAAATAAACATAATATCAGAGAAATACATTTTATTAGCTCGCTACGGCGAGCTTTTTATATTGCATCGTCTCCAGCATATATATCAATTAAGGCTCTGATTGATGTGTCTGGAAGCCTACACATAATAACTATGCCATCCGTTCCGTGCGGAGGTGAGGCTATGAAATCCATGGACAAAATTTCAACAGGCATTGCCTACGGCACCTCCGCAGGCAGTGCTGGCTACTGGTTTTTACAGCTGCTCGATAAAGTCACGCCCTCACAGTGGGCAGCAATAGGTGTGCTGGGTAGCCTGGTATTTGGCCTGCTGACGTACCTGACAAACCTTTATTTCAAGATTAAAGAAGACAAGCGTAAGGCTGCACGGGGAGAGTAATTCAATGACTCAAAAATATGAACTGATTGTGAAAGGGATCCGCAATTTTGAGAATAAAGTTACGGTAACTTTAGCGTTACGGGACAAAGAACGCTTTGACGGTGAAATTTTTGACCTGGACATCTCGCTGGACCGTGTTGAAGGTGCCGCGCTGGAGTTTTATGAGGCAGCAGCCAGAAGGAGCATCAGACAGGTCTTCCTGGATGTTGCTGCCGGGTTATGTGAAGGGGATGAGCTGTCGCCGGAAAAGCGCCCCATAATTTTAGAGGCGCAGAATGTGTGGATAACCTACAAAGGAAAGCTACCGGGAAGAATTACTGGTTCTCTGAAGACTCCGCCGAAATGGTAATTTCACCAGCATATTTTTCTTCCAGTAATACCGCCAGCCACTTGAAAGAATTTTGTTGTTGCTGGGACCATTTGGGGTTGAGTGATTCAAGCTGGAGCGATGCCAGTGTTGGTTGCATTTGTTCCTTGGGAATTGAGAATGCCAGATATGAAAATGCGACAGTAAGGGCATTTACATCATCCCGAAGCTTGGAAATGCAGTCGAGCAACTCCTGTAGAGAAATGGTGCTATTGTCCATAAACAATCCTCTCTATTGTATTTAACTATTCCTTGCCTGATTCAACAGGCCGGGACAGATAAACATATCCAGGGTTCAGAAACCGATAAATCCTGATAAATATCCATGAACGTAAAAATCAGATACGGCCTGTCGGCTGCCGTTCTGGCACTGATTGCCGTCGGTGCGCCTGCGCCTGATATTCTCGACCAGTTTCTGAATGAAAAAGAAGGTAACCACACAACGGCATACCGCGATGGTTCCGGCATCTGGACCATCTGTCGGGGTGCCACGGTGGTGGATGGAAAACCCGTTTTTCCCGGTATGAAACTGTCGAAGGAAAAATGCGACCAGGTTAACGCCATTGAACGGGATAAGGCGCTGGCATGGGTGGAGCGCAATATTAAAGTGCCACTGACCGAACCACAGAAAGCGGGTATAGCGTCATTTTGTCCCTATAACATTGGCCCCGGTAAGTGTTTCCCGTCGACGTTTTATAAGCGGCTGAATGCCGATGATCGTAAGGGGGCATGCGAGGCGATTCGCTGGTGGATAAAAGATGGTGGGCGTGATTGCCGCCTGACAAAAGGGCAGAAGAATGGCTGTTATGGGCAGGTCGAGCGGCGCGATCAGGAAAGCGCACTGGCGTGCTGGGGGCTGGAGCAATGAAAATTAATCCGGATCTTATAGGCGTTGTCGTTATTGCTGGCCTTTCGGTCGCTCTCGTCAAGAGTTGCTCTCACGCCAGTAATCTTCAGAGCGATAACGACGTTCTGCGAAGTGACAACTCTATGCTGGGGCAGGTAATCGCCACCCAGGCATTCAACTTCAATCGATTCAATCAGGTTGCAGAACATGCCAACAGTCTTAACTCCCTGATCGACACCAGCACCGAAAAAACCGTAATCGAATACCGGGAGATTCTCCGCCGTGAAAAAACCTGTGATCTGCCTGTTCCTGCTGATATCGCTGGTGGGTTGCTCGAATACACGTACCGTTTACGTGCCAGCGCCATGCACACCGATACCGGCAGACCTAATGAAGCCTATGATCGTACCGCTACCACCAGCTCAATGACCTACTGCCAAGCTGTCTTGTGGATTAAGCCGCTACTGGCGTTGATAGAAAAAGGAAATAATAATTTTTCGAGTATTCGTGAAATTGATGAGTTGCGTTACAGACCATCTGAGCATGGCCAGTAAGGTTGCAGGAAATTTAAAATCTGGCGATGAAATTTAATATTAGAAATTCATTGCCTAGTGAGATTAATAATGGGCATCCCTTTGTGACGATAAGCTTTAACACATTCACAAAGGGATATTTAATATAGGGTGGTTAATTCCCACTTGCTGTGGTGTTTAGGGGGTAATTCAAATCTTATCTAACTCATTATAGGCTTCGATAATAAAAATTCTGATTTTAATAAGGCATGATTCAATGAAAGGAATTACTTCATGGTCATTCCCATGGAATCTTATTTTTTTCTCTTCGGTAATGACTATGTTTAAAGGTACACCATTACCACTTCTTTGTAATTTCCCATTTTCGAAAGTAAAGTCTTCTAATTTTTTGCCATTGATGTGGTTGTTTTTAAAGAGAATTTTTGCTGAGCTTCCTGCTGTGATTAAACCAAAACCATCTACGCTCACACTTAGGTCTTTAACAGAACTCTCTTCTCTTAAGGGGATTGGTTGTCTGTGCTTTACTTCATTAGTGAGATTACACATCATTTCCAACCAAGATTCGCCAGTGTGATAATCCTGTATAGAAGTAAAAATTTTATATAATGGAGAAGATGATGGTGGGTTTATTTTTAGCGTCTTTGAGAAAAATTTATCAATAAACTCTTTTTTTCCGTAAGGGAAATATATTTTGGGGCGCTCATCATTACTGCGTGGAGAAATATATTTATCATAGGTATCATTAGCGAGATACTCTAAGGAACTTCGTAAGTTTTCCAAAATAGCTTTGACTTTTACAGGCTTGATATGCTGTGTCTGTCTCATTATGTCAAGACTTTCTTCAACTTCTTGCAATAAGTCCAACGAGCCTTCTCTAGACATACAGGTAATTCTCCTTTATGAATTTTCAACATGTTATAACTAATAATATATTTATCATATAACTGTATGAATAAATTGTGAGATTAGTAATGCAAGTTTCTATCCATAGTGTTCTCTAAGTACCCGCTTCCATCATGTTGTTACGGACGGTATGGCTAAAACAAAGCACCTGAAGTTAAACGTTCTGAACTTTATGCTCGTTGAGCATATGAATTATCTGTAACCCGATGCGCTGGTTGTGGTTCACATTGATGGTCGTAATCAGCAGCGGTGGTGCCTGATGGCATGCAACTTCTTACTTATAAAACTTCGTATGGAATTGTTGCCATAACGAGCCCAGCTTAGCAGTTTTTAATGGGTCCTCCCGGCAGTGTGTCCTGCCACGGGGCGGGAGCGTCGCGGAAAAAGGCTAGTTTTTGAAATTTCATTCGTCATCACCACCACTGTAATAGATTGATATTACAGTGGTTTTATTTTTATGGTGTCGATTTTGATTGTTTTTTGTTCATCACTAACACCGTTTGCCTAAAGTTGTTCGCAAGATGCATGTTTAAAACATTCTGGAGCGGGTATGGATCGAGAGTTAAAAAATCTGACGCTGAATATCAGTCAACTGGCGGCACTGTCAGGTGTACATCGCCAGACTGCTGCGGCAAGGCTGCAAAATCTACCCGTTGCAGGGGGGCATGAAAGCAACCTCAAGCTTTATCGGGTGGTTGATATTGTGTCGGCATTTCTGGCATTGCCACCGCCGGTTGCAGAAGGCGAAATGGACGCGCATGAGCGCAAAGCCTGGTATCAGTCTGAACGTGAGCGTCTTAAGTTCGAACAGGAAACGGCACAACTCATTCCGGCCAGTGATGTCAGACGGGAGTTTGCCATCTGGGCAAAAGCGGTCGTGCAGGTGCTGGAGACATTACCGGATATTCTGGAACGTGACTGCGGTCTGCAGCCTGCCGCTGTGAGCCGTGTTCAGTCCATTATTGATGATCTGCGCGATCAGATAGCCCTGCGGGTGACTGAAGCAGGTGCGGATGATGAGGAGGAATTACAGCAGGAGGAGTAATGCTGAATCAGGAAACCGCAAAGGCAGCCCGAACCGATTCAGGTTATATCCTTCGCGCACCGAGACGAATGCGGGTTGCTGATGCCGTTGCTCAGTATATGCGGGTGCCCATGGGGGCAGGGAACTCAGTCCCGTGGGATCCGCTGGTGGCACCGTATGTTATTGAGCCGATGAACTGCCTGGCCTCGCGTGAATACGACGCAGTGATATTTGTTGGCCCGGCACGAACCGGCAAGACTATCGGCCTGATTGACGGCTGGGTGATTTACAACGTGATTTGCGATCCTGCTGATATGCTGATCATTCAGATGACGGAGGAAAAAGCCCGCGAACACTCCAAAAAACGACTCGCCAGAACGTTTCGCGTCAGCCCTGAAGTGGTCAGTCGCCTGAGTCCGAACAAAAATGACAACAACGTTTATGACAGAACATTCCTTGCTGGTAACTACCTGAAAATCGGCTGGCCGTCAGTCAATATCATGTCCTCATCAGATTATAAATGCGTCGCGCTGACGGATTATGACCGTTTTCCGGAAGATATTGATGGCGAGGGGGATGCTTTCTCTCTTGCCTCAAAACGTACCACCACATTTATGTCCAGCGGTATGACGCTGGTGGAGAGTTCCCCCGGCAGGGATGTGAAGGATGTGAAATGGCGACGGACTTCACCGCATGAGGCTCCACCAACCACGGGGATCCTGTCGCTCTATAACCGTGGTGATCGCCGTCGCTGGTACTGGCCCTGTCCACACTGTGGTGAGTATTTTCAGCCCTGCGGCGATGTGGTTGCTGGTTTCCGTGATATTGCCGATCCCGTGCTGGCAAGTGAGGCGGCTTATATTCAGTGTCCTTCCTGTTCAGGACGGATTATGCCTGAACAAAAACGTGAGCTGAACGGACGTGGGGTCTGGTTGCGGGATGGTGAATCCATCAATGCGGATGGCAGTCGTTATGGTGATCCCCGACGCTCACGTATTGCGTCATTCTGGATGTAGGGTACATTTCTTACCTGTTTTTATGTTCTGGTGTCGTTTTATAGTCTTTTCAATGAGTTGTGATTTTTTAAGTTTCCTCTCTTTACTTGATAATGAGTTAGTTTATCGCTTGTTATCGACTTGAATGGACTACATGACGGACTAAAAAATGAGGGTGATAGATGTCGGTAAAGCCATTAACCGTGACTGAAGTTAAGGGGATGAAACCACGTGAAAAGGACTATGCCGTTTATGATGGGTTCGGTTTATTGCTGAATGTGAGTAAAGCTGGTGGGAAAGTGTGGCGTTTCCGTTATAGCCATCCGATAACGAAGAAACGGCAGACATACACGATAGGGCGTTTTCCTGAATTCTCACTCGCGGAAGCACGGGAAGAACGTGATGAGCTTCGGCGAATGATTGCACGTGGAGTTGATCCAGTGACAGAGAAGAAAAATCGTAAAATTGAGATGGCGCTAAAAAATCTGCAGACATTTGAAGTCGTTGCTAATGCATGGTTCGCTTTTAAAAAAGGATCGGAGTTGCGGAAGCCTACGTTGTATAATATCGAATATGAAGTATATAAGTATCTTGTTCCTTTCTTTGGTAAATACAGTATAGATAAAATTACAGCACCATTAGCAATTAAGGCACTGGATGCCGTATCTGATAAAAACGCGCTGCAAAAAAAATTAATATCAAGGTTAAATGAAATCATGAATTACGCTGTAAATTGTGGCGCATTGAAAATAAATCCATTGCTTAAAATAAAGACAGCATTCACTGGAAAGAAAAATAAATTATTAGCAGCGTTACCTATAGAAAAATTACCTGAATTTCTGAGTTGGTGGGATAGTGTGCCTCATAAGTATCAAATAGCTCACAATGCGCTTTTATTCCAGATATTGACAATGGTCAGGCCTGGAGAGGCGATCCAGGCAGAGTGGGCAGAGATAGATTTTGATGCTGGTCTGTGGGTTATCCCTGAGCATAAAATGAAATGCCATCGTGAACATGTTGTGCCCCTGTCATCACAAGCCATTAGCATCCTCAGAACAATGCAGGAAATTAAAAGAGGGCGTTATGTATTCTATTCATCCAGAACCAAAGACGCGCCTATGGGGAGGAATACTATCAATACTCCAATTGCTGCCAGCAAGTTCAAAGGGATTGTAACGTTACATGGCTTTCGTTCGATGTGGAGTACGCTTTTAAATGAGGAGGGTTTTAACCCTGATGTTATTGAGGCTGCATTAGCACATAAAAGTGGTGATAAAATAAGAGATATTTATAATAGAACTACTTATTTAGAACAACGCAAAATTATGATGCAATGGGTAGGCGATTTTTTTGATGAGGCGAGAAAAGGGGTAATTAATAGATCCTGTGGTAAGAAAGGTTTGAGAATAGTAAATGGTTGAGGAGTTCAGCAAATGAATACCAATGAAGATATTTTATTTACTAAAGACGTAATGAAAATTTTGCGCTATGGGGCAATGAGCGCATTCATTAATTTCTGGAAAGATGAAAGCAATGGTTTTCCTCAACCGTTCAGAATTGGGCGGCGGCATACCTGGCACCGTAGAGATGTAGAGGCATGGTTAGATAAACAACGAGAACAGGCCAATCCCCACTAATAATATCTTTCATACCCCGCACGCAATGCGGGGTTTTTTGTATGTGAGGTAAAACACGATGAATAAAAATATTGCCGTGACGGGCAAGGGGTACGCTCGTTCAGTAAAAAAATTCTGCGATATTCGTGATCTTGTCGTTCTGCGCTTTGATGGCGTGGATGTTCGTGTGGTGTATCTGAACGGCGATCCGTGGTTTGTTGCAAAAGATGTTTGTGCTGCGCTGGAACTAACCAATTCGCGTACGGCGTTGCAGATGCTTGATGATGATGAAAAGGGAGTAAATTTAACTTACACCCCAGGAGGAAATCAGAATATGAGCATTATCTCTGAGTCAGGTTTCTACAAACTAATAGCCCGCAGCCGCAAAGCAACGACGCCTGGCACATTTGCTCATCGTTTCAGTAACTGGGTATTCAGAAATGTGATACCGGGTATCAGAAAAACAGGGGCTTATGGTATCCCATGGGGTGCATTACAGGTTTTTCCCCGCCGTAAAGAGCAATATCAAATAAGTGCCAGCGAGAAGGGGAGGGAGCTACAGGCATGTAAGCGCAAAAAGCGTGAGCTGGAGGAAGAAGAAAAAAGGCTGATACGTGAATATCAGCCTGAGTTTTACTTTGGTAACCGCATTCAGTGACAAAACAAAGGCGACCGGGGGCGGTCGCCAATGGGAAAGCACTAAACATAAGCACGGGGATGATAGCCGCTATCAGGCTGGTGGACAATGCAATCAGTCTGGTTCAGTTCGTTGCCATACCTGCAATGAGCGCTTTTCCCTGTACTCTTTAAGGAATTGCTCAAGGGCAAAAGCACATGGCGCGAATCTTTCTGATTCATGCTCTATCTTTCTGCGTCGTCTTTTCCGTGTCGGTGATAATGTTTTGGTCAATTCTTTATCGGTCATTGTGTTGTCCTGCATAGCAATGCGCCGTAATACCTTACACCACGGCGCTGGTGATGGTCACTCCTGCTCTTTGGCCTTGCGACGCTGGCGGTATTCAACTTCTCGCTTTAATGCTGCTGTTACAAACTGCCCTGTACTTTCACCAGGCATTTTTACCGCCTCAACATTGTTCATAACTTCATGCGGAACCCTTGCCGCAACTGTTTGTGATTTTGCGTTTACTGCTTTTGTTGCCATGTTGTGTACCCCTTACAAAAAACAAATGCAGTATGCAGGAAAAAAAATAAGTGTTCAACACTTGACGTGTTTAACACCAGAGCTTAAATTGGTGTTAAACACCTTGCTGATGCAAGGTGCAGAAACGACGAAACCCGGCAGTGCGCTAACACTAACCGGGCTTCTAACCACCAACGATAGAAAGAGTATCGAGGTAGCTATGAGAAATCATACCACACACCCGCAAGGGCGGGACTCGCACAACCTGAATAAATACATCTGGCGTTTTATCGCCCTGAGCACGGCACAACCGCGCGTGATTACCATTGAGGCCACTAGCGAACAGGAAGCACGCCAGCAATCCCCGGCTGGCTGCGTGATGGTATTCGCCGCCCGTATTCGTCAGGGGGTACGCCATGTGCAATAACACCCGTCCGGACGCAGCCGCCGAAGCAATCAAAACACTGATTGATGCGCTGATTGATATTTCTGTTATCGCGGACAGGGCGCATAAGCACGCTACCAGTGAAACAGAATATACCAGGGCTTTCGTTCCTCGCTCACTGGTTGCTATGCGGATTATCGCTGATATGGCACCGAATGAGGCCAGCAAAATTATCATGGCTGATATGGAGGTGGTGAGCCATGCATAATCATGAAACGCACTTACCTGTAGTGCTGAATGTGCCATCAGATTATACGGGTCGCGTACTGGTGTATCTGGAAAAAGGCCGGGTTAAATGCCAGTGCCGTTTAATGGAAAACGAATTTATCAGCACTCTTGCGGGATTTTCTGAAATGCTCACTAAATCGGGTGTTAGTGCAGACCAGTTATGCGGGGGCGATTATGCGAAATAAACATGATATTGAAGGCCTGGCATTTGAAGCCCTGCACTCTGCGAAAAAAATCAGGGAAGTCGTCAATATGTGGATGAACAGCCTTAGCACCGATAAATCCGATAGCAGAGAAGAAATTCTTATTTCTTTGTTGTTAGACCTGGCAAATACACAGGTTTCTCTGACATCTGATATTGAGCTCGCCGCTAAAAAGCTGCCTCTGGAGTAAAAAAACATGAAAAAGAAAAATTCTGGCTTTACTGCCAGCGGTCACGCTCGGCCTGAAATCCGCCCCGGCGATATTTTCCGGGATAACTACGGCGGCACGGTAACGATTAAAAGCGTGGCGGGACGGTGCGTTACTTACCGCCGTGATGGGTACGGCTATGACTGCGTGATGCCTGTTTATCAGTTCCGGCGTGATTTTTCACTGATACAGGCCACACCACGCAAACAGCCCACCAGCAACGCCAGGGCACGGGCGAACATTCAGAAAATGAAAAACATGATTAACGCATTCAGGGGCAAAAAATGAAACTGGCACCGAACTTAAAAAAACAGCCACACGACAAAATGACCGAAGTCATTATTTTTGCGGGTAGTGATGCCTGGGCGCACGCGAAACAATGGCAGGAGCAGGACGGGCGACTTGCTGGCGATAACGTCCCGCCTGTATGGCTGGGAGACAGCCAGCTTGACGAACTGGCAGACCTTAAAATCATCGACGATGGTCGCTATTGTGTCCGGCTGTACAAGGCAGGCCACATCAAGCCGTCAAATATTAATGCCATCGGGCAAAAGCTGGCGACGGCAGGTGTACGGGATGCGAATTATTACCCCGAGGGAATGCACAGCCAGAAACGGGAGAACTGGCGCGAATATCTGGAACGTGAACGGGCAGAGCTGGCGGAAAAGAAAAAGGTAGTTGAACTGCCTGTAAAGAAAAAAGAGCGGGTAAAAGACGATAACGCTTCATCACTGGCGCTTAACCAGATGGGAGCAAGTCAACGCGGCGAAGTTCTCCTGGCACATTATGGCGGTGAACTGGCGATTCATGCTGACTCTGACACTGTTCACCATTACAACGGCGTTGTATGGGAGCCAGTACAGGATAAAGAATTACAGCGAGCTATGGCACAGATTTTCATTGATGCGGAGATCAGCTATTCGCAGAACGCCATTAAATCGGCGGTCGATACCATGAAGTTAAGTTTGCCTGTTATGGGGAATACAGCCCGTAACCTGATTGGATTCAGTAACGGGGTATTTGATACCCGGACAGGTAATTTTCGGAAGCATAACAAAAATGACTGGTTGTTAATTGCCAGTGAATTACCGTTCAGCCCACCAGCAGAGGGGGAAACGCTGGCAACACATGCGCCGAATTTCTGGAAGTGGTTGCGCCGTTCGGTGGCTGAGAATGACCGCAAGGCAGATCGTGTACTGGCGGCATTATTCATGGTGCTGGCGAACCGGTACGACTGGCAGTTATTCATTGAGGTAACAGGGCCGGGGGGAAGCGGTAAAAGCGTGATGGCGGAGATTTGCACCATGCTGGCGGGTAAGGCTAATACAGTATCAGCAAGCATGAAGGCGCTGGAAGACGCAAGGGAACGCGCGTTAGTGGTTGGCTTTTCGCTGATTATCATGCCGGATATGACCCGCTACGCTGGTGATGGGGCAGGAATTAAGGCCATTACAGGCGGTGACAAGGTGGCAATTGACCCGAAACACAAAGCCCCCTACTCAACGCGTATTCCGGCAGTAGTGCTGGCGGTTAACAATAACGCCATGTCATTCAGTGACCGCAGCGGGGGGATCTCACGTCGTCGGGTGATATTCAATTTTTCGGAAGTTGTACCGGAGAACGAACGCGATCCAATGCTGGCGGAAAAAATAGAAGGTGAGCTGGCGGTAGTGATTCGCCATCTGCTTACACGGTTTGCTGACCAGGACGAAGCCAGACGCCTGTTATATGAGCAGCAGAAATCTGAAGAAGCACTGGCGATAAAGCGAGAGGGGGATTCGCTGGTGGACTTCTGCGGCTATCTCATGGCGTCGGTAATGTGTGATGGCCTGTTAGTGGGTAATGCTGAAATTGTGCCATTCAGCCCACGCAGGTATCTCTATCATGCCTATCTAGCTTATATGAGGGCACATGGGTTTGGTAAACCTGTAACACTGACGCGCTTCGGTAAAGATATGCCGGGGGCAATGGCGGAATATGGCAGGGAGTATATGAAACGGAAAACGAAGCACGGTTTGCGTTCAAACGTGACACTGACGGAGGAATCAGAAGACTGGATGCCATCATGTGTATCGGTCACTAATGACGATAGCAAAAATTAAACTTATGGAATAACTGTTCACCACTGTTCACCCTGTCATAAATATCTTTTATATCAGTATATTATAGGGTGAACAGTTATTTATGAACTGTTCACCAAACTATTCACTGTTCACCTTTTTGATTGTTTATTGAGCTTCAAGGGTGAACAGTGGTGAACAGTTGGTGAATAGTTTTTTTGAAACTGTTCACCCCTTAACATTATGAATTAATAGAGAAAATATCAAAAGGTGAACAGGTGAAGGGTTAAAACGCAAAAATTTTAATTTACTGCTGTGAGATAAAGCCTATGACAGCGAAGCACACAAAAAAATCACAATCGCACGCCCTTGATTTGACGGAACACTGGTTAAGGGTGTCGATAAAAATCATCGACCGCAACGCCGGGGAAGGATATGCGAAAGCACATCCCGAACTGATTAGCTCATTCATGACAACGGCAGCTGCAAACTTTGCCACGCTGACAGAACGGGAGATTGCCGAAGCGGAACAGGTGACAACCATCAACGTTAAAACCGGAGAGCAGACAGCATGACAGCACAGATAGCGGCTTACGGGCGGCTGGTGGCTGACCCGCAGTTAAAGACCACCAGCAAGGGTACACAAATGACGATGGCGAGTATGGCGGTCCCACTTCCGTGCAGCCAGGCAGATGACGGAACGGCGACGATGTGGTTATCCGTCCTGGCGTTTGGCAGACAGGCCGAAGCACTGGCAAAGCACCGCAAGGGTGAACTCCTGAGCGTGGCGGGTAACATGCAGGTGAGCCAGTGGACCGGACAGAACGGGGAGACGCGGCAGGGCTGGCAGGTTATCGCAGACAGCGTAATCAGTGCGAGAACGGCGCGACCGGGCGGCAAAAAAGGCCAACAGGGGCAGGCTACTGATGCACTGAGCAGAGCAAAACAACAGGCGGGAAATGATGATCCGTACGGGGATAACATACCGTTTTAAGCAACGAGTAACAGAAGCCGGAGCAATCCGGCTTTTTTATGGGTCCTCCCGGTGTAGTGACCTGCCACGGGGCGGGAGCGTCGCGGAAAAAGGCTGGTTTTTGCATTTTCATGGCGGCGGCAGCATGTGTAGTAATTTATTGATAATTAAAAGTTATTTCTGTTTTCACCTGTACAATATTTTTTTCTCCCTGTCATTAGACCAGTTTGCAATTAATTGAAATATATAAATAAATCTGTTTTTCACCTGCCAGGTGGAGTTGCCTGTGTCAAAACGTGTTCAGATGGCGGGATATTTATGCCGGATTTTATCCGGCTTTTTTGTGTCTGAATCTCATTAATCTATTTTTATGATAGAAATATGTTTATCTACCACTTTTATCGATCAATAATGTGCACAGTTTAGTCAGTAAGAGGAAGTTACTGTGAGTTGTATTAATGACCTGAACACGGGCGATATCAGGGGTGGTTCCGTTCATCTGGATGCGCAGACCGTTATGCGCCTTAAGCAGTACAGGATCGACCATATAAATCATCATCCTGACAAACCATTACCAGGTGTGGCGCAGATTGTCAGGCATGCCGTAAACGCCTGGCTTAATCAGAGTGGTTTTGCATCGGAGAGTGAGCAATGAATCACTGGTACACCATTAAGGCGGCGGATGTTCGCGGAGCGGCGGATATATCTATCTATGAGGAGATTGGCGGCTTCGGTGTTACTGCAAAGCAGTTCGCGGAAGACCTGAAAGCCCTTGGCGATGTTTCACATATCAATCTGAGGATCCATTCACCAGGTGGTGATGTGTTTGAAGGCATCGCCATCTATAACCTGCTACGGAATCATCCGGCAGACATTACGGTTTATATCGATGGTGTTGCGGCTTCAATGGCTTCGGTTGTCGCAATGGCTGGCGATCGTGTTGTTATGCCGGAGAACGCCATGATGATGATCCATAAACCGTGGGGTATCTCTGGCGGAAATGCTGGCGATATGCGTGATTATGCTGATTTGCTGGATAAGGTGGAAACCGTGTTAATCCCTGCTTATGCCAGAAAAACGGGCAAATCAGCACAGGAAATTACCGCCATGCTGGAGGATGAAACCTGGATGGATGGGAAAGAATGCCTTAAGCACGGTTTTGCTGATGAATTGTTGCCATCCGTCAGAGCAATGGCGCGAATTGAATCGAAACGCACAGGAGATTTTTTACATATGCCGGAAACCATTAAAGGAATGATTACACCGCCACAGGGAGCGGCAAATATTGCTGGTAATGAACAGAAGCGCATCAATGGAATAAGTGAAGTGTTTAGCTTGTTCGGCAGTCGTTACGACGGGATCAAAATGGCGTGTCTGGAAGATGCATCATGTACACCGGAAATGGCCCGTGAAAAGCTGTTGAACGAGCTGGGGCGCGAGTCCACGCCATCCAATAAAAATACCCCGCCTCATATCTATGCCGGAAACGGAAACATAACAGGTGATGCAATTCGTCAGGGGCTTTATTCCCGTCTTGGGTATGAACGCCCTGAACGAGGCAACCCTTACGCGATGATGAGCCTTTTTGAAATGGCCCAGGCATCACTGGTTGATCGTGGTATCACTGTGAGCGGTTTTATTAATCGCTCGCAGGTTGTTAATGCGGCTTTTACACACAGCAGCAGCGATTTTTCTCATATTCTGGCTGGTGGCGCTGAAAAATCAGTACTGAAAGGCTGGCAGGACAGCGGCGAAACGTTCCAGAAATGGACGCGTACCGGTTCGCTTTCAAACTTTCATGAAGCAAAGCGCGTTGGTCTGAATGGTTTTTCAAAGCTGGATAAAGTACCGGAAGGCGCGGAATATAAATACATCACCACTAGCGATAAAGGTGTACCTATTGCGCTGGCCACGTACGGGAATATTTTTTCCGTTACCCGTCAGGCCATTATCAACGATGACCTGACCCAGTTAACTACAATCCCCATGGCGATGGGACGCGCAGCTGCCAGAACAGTTGGCAATCTGGTTTATCTCCTGTTAACCAGCAACGGCAAGTTTACGGATGGTAAAGCGTTATTCCATGCCGATCATAAAAATCTTATTGCGAAGGATATGGACATGGAGGGGCTTAACGAAGCCCGTAAGCTGATGCGCCTCCAGGAAGACGCTAACGGCGATTCGCTGAATATTACCCCCGCATTTGTCCTGGTCCCCGCCGCGCTGGAGTCTGCCGCACATCGCGCCATTCTGTCATCGTCATCACTCTTTCCGGTTGATGGCGTGGGCACTATCAATCAGAACCCCGGCATCATTAACGTGGTGAAAGATATGGCGGAGGTAATCGTTGAGCCACGTCTTGATAAAGCCAATAACAAGGAGTGGTATGTGGCAGCGGCGAAGGGTATGGACACGATAGAGGTCGCTTATCTTGATGGTATTGATACGCCATATCTTGAGGAGCAGGAGGGCTTTACTGTTGATGGCGTCGCCTGGAAGGTGCGCATAGATGCAGGTGTCGCGGCCCTCGACTATCGCGGATTACTGAAATCGAGTGGAGCATGACAACAAGGGCGGCGATAGCCGCCTTTTTTTACGGGTCCTCCCGGTGGGGTGGTCTGCCACGGGGCGGGAGCGGCGCGGAAAAAGGCTAGTTTTTGCATTTTCATTCGTCATCATCATCTTTCTATGATATTGAATTTTAAGTGTTTTTATTTTTGGTATGTTAATTTTGCTTGTTTTATGCTCAACATATAGCGCATTTTTTGACCTCTTCTGAAAGTTGTTCGCAAGATGCATGTTTAAAACATTCTGGAGCGGGTATGGATCGAGAACTGAAAAATCTGATGCTGAACATTAATCAACTGGCGGCGATAGCGGGAATATGTCGTCAGACTGCGGCGGCAAGGCTGAAAAACATCCAGCCAGCCGGAGGGCATGACAAGCTAAAACTCTATCGGGTGACTGACATTCTGACCTGTTTTCTTGATCTTCCCGTTCCGGCATCACTGGAAGAAATGGAGCCACATGACCGTAAGGCCTGGTATCAGTCCGAACGTGAGCGCCTCAAGTTCGAACAGGAAACGGCGCAACTCATACCCGCCGATGATGTGCGAAAAGAGATGGCTATATGGGGGGAAATCGTAAGCGAGGAACTGGCAAAACTCCCCAATATTCTGGCACGTGATGCCGGGCTTAAACCGATGGCAGTAAACAGAGTGCAGTCAATTATTGACGATTTGCGTAATCAGATTATCAGCCGGATGGTAAAAAATGACGTAGTGAATGAGGTCGCAAAACAGGCATGATAATGACCGAATCTGAAATACTGCGATTAATCCGCTGTGCTGGTGGAATCAGCCAGTTGGCTGACGAACAGGCCGCGCAGCCGGATACAGTCACCGCTGAAAATTACGCGCGTGTGGTGGCTGAGGTGATGCGCCGTGACGGTATTGAGCTTAACGGCGTTGATATGCGCAACATACGAACCAGAGTTCTTGAGTTGCTGGCATACCGTCGCCGTTCTCAACAACGGAGGGAGAGCGCGAAAAATACTTACCAGTGGAGGAAGCCGGAGCACTTACGGCGGTAACTGGTTGATATTATCGAAAGTGCAAAAATGCACTTAGCAACTGGTGGCGAGTTGCAGATCTGCAACTCGACTATGAAACTACGGAAACTACCCGTAGTTTGGGTAGTAAGAGTAACACCCAGATTTTGGGGCTTACTCGCGATACCCAAATAAAGGGTATCGGTGGAAGAAATATCGTTTCTCATATGTGAGTTCCGAGAGCGGAATTCCGCCTCTGATTTGTCATTGTGATCATGCATAGCGGCAATAATTAATATTGCTTCCTTTTTGGCTTTTTTATCGCTTAAGCAGGTACTAAATCTGGGACTATGTTGTAGGGGGCATAACTCAATAGTACCTTATAATCATTTAGTTACCTTTTATTTACTTCTTCCTGGATGGAGGGTCCGGCAGCTGCTTACCAGACACTCTCGCAACTCGTTTACAAACTGCTTACTGCAGAACAGGAATACGAGACAACCGGAAGTGAAGAAACACTCAAGACGGTTATCAATACCGACTGGGGATTACCTTATCTTCCCCGCGCCAGCATGGAGCAACGAAAAAGTGAACTGCTTGAGCAGCGGGCAGAGCCAGTTCCTTCCCGCAGTGTGCCGGATGGCGTTAATTTCCTTGTGGCGACAGTGGATGTGCAGGCGGGACGTCATCGCCGTTTTGTGGTTCAGGTAACGGGCTATGGCAGCCGTGGCGAACGCTGGATTATTGATCGTTACAACATCACGCAGTCATTGCGCGGTGACAGCGACGGGGAGAGCCAGCGAATTGATCCGGCCAGCTATCCGGAAGACTGGGATGTCCTGCTGACGGATGTTTTTCATAAAAGCTGGCCGCTGGCCTCCGATCCTTCTCAACAAATGCGACTGATGGCAATGGCGGTGGACTCCGGCGGTGAAGACGGGGTCACTGATAATGCCTATAAATTCTGGCGTCGTTGCCGTCGTGATGGCCTTGGTAAACGTATTTACCTGTTTAAGGGCGACAGCATCCGGCGCGCAAAACTGATCACCCGTACATTCCCTGATAACACCGGACGAACGGGCCGACGGGCGCAGGCCGCAGGTGATGTGCCGCTCTGGCTTCTTCAGACGGATGCACTGAAAGACCGGGTGAATAACGCGTTATGGCGTAACTCGCCAGGTCCCGGCTATGTGCATTTCCCTGACTGGCTGGGGAGCTGGTTTTACGACGAACTGACGTATGAAGAGCGGAGCAGTGACGGGAAATGGAGTAAGCCGGGTCGCGGTGCCAACGAAGCTTTTGACCTGATGGTGTATGCCGAGGCTCTGGTCATTCTGCATGGATACGAAAAGATCCGCTGGCCGGATGCACCGGAGTGGGCGAGCCGGGAAACCTGGCTGGAGTGTGTCCAGGACAGTACCGAACCGTCATCCTCACCGGAACCGGTATCCACGCCTGTTAAAAAACAAAAACGGAAGAAAACAGTAACTGACGATGTTAACCCCTGGCTGACTTCCGGAGGATGGTTATGAACCAGAATGATATCGAAGCCATGATTCAGCGTTATATGGAAGCTGAAATGGCGGTGCTGGACGGAAAATCCGTCACCTTTAATGGTCAGCAGATGACCATGGAAAACTTATCTGAGATCCGGCAGGGACGGCAGGAGTGGGAGCGCCGCCTTGCGGCTCTGATTACACGACGACGGGGGCATCCCGGGTACCGGCTGGCGAGGTTCTGATGGCAATTCTTGATGATGTGATTGGCGTTTTTTCACCTGGATGGAAAGCGGCAAGGCTGCGTTCCCGTGCGGTGATCCAGGCTTATGAAGCCGTAAAAACGACGCGGACACACAAAGCCCGACGGGAGAACCGAACTGCCGACCAGCTAAGCCAGTACGGGGCCGTGTCGTTACGTGAGCAGGCCCGTTACCTTGATAACAACCACGATCTGGTTATTGGTGTATTTGACAAGCTGGAAGAACGGGTGGTGGGGAAAAACGGGATTATTGTCGAGCCACATCCGGTATTACGCAATGGGGCCATTGCCCGTGATCTGGCAGCGGAGATTCGCACCCGATGGAGTGAATGGTCTGTCAGCCCGGAAGTCACCGGGCAGTTTACCCGTCCGATGCTGGAACGTCTGATGCTGCGTACCTGGCTGCGCGATGGTGAGGTGTTTGCCCAGATGGTTTCCGGGCGCATAAACAGCCTGACGCCTTCTGCCGGTGTTCATTTCTGGCTGGAGGCGCTCGAGCCAGACTTTATTCCCATGACCAGTGATGAGAGCAACAGGCTGAATCAGGGCGTGTTTGTTGATGACTGGGGGCGTCCCGAAAAATATCTGGTGTATAAAAGCCGTCCCGTATCCGGACGGCAGATGGAAACCAAAGAAGTGGATGCAGAGCGAATGCTGCATCTTAAATTTGTTCGCCGTCTGCACCAGATGCGCGGGACGTCTTTGTTGTCCGGTGTGCTGATCCGCCTCAGTGCCCTGAAAGATTATGAAGATTATGAGCTGACTGCAGCAAGGATCGCCGCTGCTCTGGGGATGTACATCCGCAAAGGCGACGGGCAGAGCTATGAACCGGATGGTAATGGCAGCAAGGATAAGGAACGCGAGCTTACCATTCAGCCAGGCATTATTTACGACGATCTGAAACCCGGCGAAGAAATCGGAATGGTGAAGTCGGATCGCCCCAATCCTAACCTTGAAACTTTTCGTAATGGTCAGTTGCGTGCCGTGGCGGCGGGCAGTCGTCTGAGTTTTTCCAGTACAGCGCGCAACTATAACGGCACTTACAGCGCCCAGCGTCAGGAGCTGGTTGAATCTACTGATGGCTACCTGATCCTGCAGGACTGGTTTATTGGTGCCGTCACCCGCCCGATGTATCGTGCATGGCTGAAACAGGCTGTGGCATCCGGTGTTATCAGGCTACCCCGCGATCTTGACCGTTCTTCACTGTATACCGCGGTGTATTCCGGACCAGTGATGCCGTGGATTGACCCTGTTAAGGAGGCTGAGGCCTGGAAAATCCAGATTCGTGGTGGAGCGGCGACAGAATCAGACTGGGTACGTGCTGGTGGTCGTAATCCGGATGATGTCAAACGTCGGCGCAAGGCCGAAATTGATGAAAACCGCAAGTTGGATCTGGTATTTGATACCGATCCGGCCAGTGATAAAGGAGGCAGTAGTGCCGCAACGAAACGACAGGAGCCGCAGCACACCGACGACCAGTCCGAAGATTAATTCCTGGTTCAGGATGCAGGCTGGTCACCAGAGTGACGCGGATATTTATATTTATGACGAGATTGGTTTCTGGGGTGTTACAGCGAAGCAGTTTATCAGTGATCTGAATGCACTGGGCGATATCACCCACATTAATCTCCATATTAATTCACCGGGTGGCGATGTCTTTGAAGGCATCGCCATTTTTAATGCGCTGAAAACACATGGTGCGTCCATTACCGTTTATGTCGACGGTGTGGCGGCGTCAATGGCGTCGGTCATTGCGATGGTGGGAAACCCGGTCATTATGCCGGAAAACACCTTCATGATGATTCATAAACCATTTGGCTTTACGGGCGGTGATGCGGAGGACATGCGCACCTATGCCGACCTGCTCGATAAGGTTGAGGCGGTTCTGTTACCCGCTTATGCACAGAAAACCGGGAAAACCACCGATGAAATTGCTGCCATGCTGGCGGATGAGACCTGGATGTCCGGTGCCGAATGTCTGGCACAGGGATTTGCTGATCAGGTGACGCCAGCCGTTAAGGCAATGGCATGTATTCAATCAAAACGTACAGAGGAATTTAAAAAGATGCCGGAATCCATTCGAAACATGATTACTCCGCCACGCAACAGTGCTCCACGCGTACAGGATGATGAACCTGCAGCCTCCCGGACGCCAGTGCAGGCAGCAGCACCCGTGGTGGATGAAAACAGTATCCGTGCGCAGGTACTGGCAGAGCAAAAAGCGCGTGTAAACGGTATTAATGATCTGTTTGCCATGTTTGGCGGGCGTTATCAGACGCTGCAGGCTCAGTGTCTTGCCGATCCTGAATGTTCGCTGGAGCAGGCCCGCGAAAAGCTGTTGAACGAGATGGGGCGCGAGTCCACGCCATCCAATAAAAATACCCCGGCTCATATTTATGCCGGAAACGGTAATTTTGTGGGGGACGGGATCCGCCAGGCGCTGATGGCGCGTGCCGGATTTGAAAAAACCGAACGTGATAATGTCTACAACGGGATGACCCTGCGTGAATATGCCCGTATGTCACTGACTGAACGGGGTATTGGGGTTTCCAGTTATAACCCGATGCAGATGGTCGGTGCGGCGTTCACACACAGTACGTCTGACTTCGGTAATATTCTGCTGGATGTTGCGAACAAAGCCATTCTGCAGGGCTGGGAAGATGCCCCTGAAACCTATGAACAGTGGACGCGGAAAGGTCAGTTGTCTGATTTTAAAATTGCCCATCGTGTGGGTATGGGGGGCTTCAGTGCTCTGCGTCAGGTGCGTGAAGGGGCGGAATATAAATACGTCACCACCGGAGATAAACAGGCCACTATTGCACTGGCGACCTATGGCGAGCTGTTTAGTATCACCCGTCAGGCCATTATCAATGATGATCTGAATATGCTGACCGATGTCCCGATGAAACTGGGCCGTGCGGCGAAATCCACTATTGCCGATCTGGTTTATGCCATTCTGACGTCTAACCCGAAAATCTCCACAGATAATGTAAGTCTGTTCGATAAAGCGAAACATGCAAACGTACTGGAGAGCGCTGCAATGGACGTGGCATCGCTGGATAAAGCCCGCCAGTTGATGCGCGTTCAGAAAGAGGGGGAGCGTCATCTGAATATTCGTCCTGCGTTCGTACTGGTACCGACGGCGATGGAGTCTGTTGCTAACCAGGTCATTCGCTCCTCAAGTGTCAAGGGGGCTGACATTAACGCCGGTATTATTAACCCGGTGAAAGATTTTGCGACCGTTATTGCAGAGCCCCGTCTTGATGATAACAGCCAGACCACCTTCTACCTGGCTGCGTCAAAAGGCTCCGATACGATTGAAGTGGCTTATCTCAACGGTGTGGATACGCCATATATTGATCAGATGGAGGGCTTCAGTGTGGATGGCGTGACAACGAAAGTGCGTATTGACGCCGGTGTCGCGCCAGTTGATCACCGCGGTCTGGTGAAATGTACGGCGTAAACGTCGCAGACAACAACTCTGATGGCCCGTAAGGGCTTTTTTTGTACCTGAAATCAGCCCCTGAACGGGGCTGTGCGGAGACAGTTATGGCAAAGAATTTTGTAGAAGAAGGAAAAACGGTGGCGATTGTTGCCAGTGCAGCCATCAGCAGCGGAGACCTGGTGCAGGTGGGTGATGTTTTTGCGGTGGCGCTGACCGATATTCCACAGGGTGAAACAGGCGACGGCCTGACCGAAGGTGTGTTTATGCTGCCTAAGCTGAAAACGGATGACATGAAAACGGGTAAGAAGGTTTATCTGAAGTCCGGAAAAGTTCAGCTGACTAACAGCGGCTCTGATCCGCTGGTCGGGGTTGTCTGGGCAGATGCCGGAACCAGTGCAGAAGAAGTGCCGGTAAAACTCAATGTCTGATCCCTTTTCCCGGCTGGCAGCGCGTATGGATGCGATCACGGTCAGAAAGATGGGAAAGACAGCCTCGATTAATGATGTCGATATGACTGTGATCCCGGGAGAAACACTGGCAGAGCTGAATGCTCTGTCCGGACCTGCGGTCTCTCTGGTGGTGTTTTCTTCGGGATACCGCCCACGGCGCGGGGATCGCGTTGTTTATGACGGACAACATTGGACGGTCACACGGCATGAACGCTTTAACGGTAAGCCAATGATCTTTATTGAGTAAAGAGGTGTGGGATGAAGGGGCTTGAGAATGCCATCCGCAATCTGAACAGCCTTGATACCCGTATGGTGCCACAGGCCAGCGCATGGGCGATAAACCGTGTGGCACAGAAAGCGGTCTCGGTTGCCACCCGGCAGGTTGCCGGGAATACCGTTGCGGGAGATAACCAGGTGAAAGGGATACCCCTGAAACTGGTACGTCAGCGTGTCCGGGTGTTTAAAGCCAGTCCGTCAGGAAAAATGACGGCCAGGATCCGCGTTAACCGGGGCAATCTGCCTGCCATTAAGCTGGGGACCGCCCGGGTCAGACTGACCCGGCGTGGTGGAAAACTGCAGTACCGTGGCAGCGTGCTGAAGGTGGGTAAATATCTTTTCCGGGATGCGTTTATTCAGCAACTGGCGAATGGTCGCTGGCATGTGATGCGGCGTATTGATGGCAAAAATCGTTACCCCATTGATGTGGTGAAAATCCCTCTGTCCGGACCGCTGACACAGGCATTTGAAGATGCCCGCGACCGCATCATTGCTGCGGAAATGCCGAAACAGCTGGGGTATGCACTGAAACAACAACTGAGGTTATGGCTGACCCGATGAACCGACATACACAAATCCGCCAGGTCGTACTGGCACGCCTTCGGGAACAGTGTGGAGACAGCGCCACGTTTTTTGACGGGCTTCCGGCATTTGTTGATGCGCAGGAACTGCCTGCCGTGGCGGTGTGGCTGAGTGATGCTCAGTACACCGGAAAAATGACGGATGAAGATGACTGGCAGGCTGTTCTGCATATTGCTGTCTTCATCCGGGCACAGGCACCGGATTCAGAGCTGGATATGTGGATGGAGAGCACCATTTTCCCGGCCCTGAATGATGTACCGGCACTTTCCGGACTCATCGACACCCTGATCCCACTCGGTTTTAACTATCAACGTGATAATGAGATGGCCACCTGGGCGATGGCGGAAATCACGTACCAGATCACGTACACGAATTAAGGAGGTGGCAATGACCACACCAAATCCACTGGCAAAAACGAAAGGTGCGGGAACGACGTTCTGGATGTACACCGGCAAGGGCGATGCGTTTGCGAACCCTTTATCGGACACTGACTGGCTGCGTCTTGCGATGGTGAAGGATCTGCAGCCTGGCGAAATGACCGCTGATGCAGAAGATGACACTTATCTCGATGATGAAGATGCAGACTGGAAAACGACAACCCAGGGGCAGAAATCCGTCGGTGATACTTCGGCGACGCTGGCCTGGCGTCCGGGTGACAGCGGGCAGAAAAAACTGGTTCAGTTGTTCGACTCCGGTGAAGTCTGCGCGTTTCGTATCAAATATCCCAACGGTACTGTTGATGTTTTCCGTGGCTGGCTGAGTTCACTGGGTAAAACCATTGCCTCAAAAGACGTGATGACCCGCACAGTGAAAATCAGCGGTGTGGGGCGTCCGTATCTGGCAGAAGAAGGCACTGAAACCGTGGGCGTTACCGGGCTGACGGTGGCACCGGCATCTGCCAGTGTAAAAGTGGGAGCAACCACCACGCTGACCTTTACAGTAAAACCTGACGGAGCCAGTGACAAAGCGATCAGTGTGCATTCGACAGATCCACAGACTGCCACGGTGACCCTGAACGGGCTTGTGGCCACGGTGAAAGGCGTGAAGCAGGGCAGTGTCAGCATTGTGGGCATGACTTCTGACGGCGATTTTGTGGCAGTGGCTACGGTGACTGTCAGCGCCGCAGGTTAACAGGACGATACTCATCATTTGCCCCGATTATCCGGGGCTTTTTTGCAGGTAGAGAACATGATGTTTCTGAAACAGGGCACGTTTAATTATGAAAAGCAGTCCGTGGTGCTCAGTGAGCTGTCCGGGCTGCAGAGAATTGAATATCTGGCGTTTGTTCAGCAGCGAACGGCAAAGTTTGATGCCGAAGAGGGAGAACTGCCGGAGGCTGAACGACAGATTGCTTTTCTGCGGATGGGGATGGATATCAATGCCTGGCTGGTTTCCCGCTCACTGTGGAATGCGGATCAGTCTAAGGATGTAGAGACGCTTTGCGCATCCGTTATTACAACATGGTCGTATGATGCCCTGGGTGCGGGGGCGGAGATGGTTCTGTCGCTGAGCGGTATGGGGACCATTGATAATGCCGGGGATGATGAGCATGAGGCGCTGACGCCGGAAAAGTCCTGACGCGGGAAATGCAGTTTGTCATGCGGCTTGCCCGGGAGTTCCGGCGGGCAGACTGGCGGCGGATGCTGTCGGAAATGTCGGCCACTGAGCTTGGTGAGTGGGGCGATTATTTCCGGATGCAGAGCTTCAGTGATGTGTGGATGGATGCGCAGTTTGCCTCGCTGAAGGCATTGATCGTGAGAATGGTGTCCGGCAGTAGTGATGCTGCGGTGGCTGATTTCAGCCTTTTACCGGAAGAGAACGGGATACCGGAGCGAACGGACGAAGAACTGATGCATCTTGGGGAAGGTATTTCCGGAGGTGTGCGTTATGGACCAGATAGCCAACCTGGTCATTGATTTGGGGATTGATGCGGCAGAGTTTAAAAATGAAATCCCCCGTATCAAAAACCTTCTGAATGGTGCAGCCAGCGATGCAGAACGGTCTTCTGCCCGTATGCAGCGTTTTATGGAGCGTCAGACTCAGGCCGCCCGGCAGACAATGCAGGCGGCTTCTTCGGCTGCAACAGCCGCATCCGTCCATGCGCAGACGGTGGAGAAGAGCGCACAGGCTCATGAACGCATGGCCCGCGAGGTGGAGCAAACCCGCCAGCGTATGGAGGCACTGAGCCAGAAAATGCGCGAGGAACAGGCGCAGGCCATGGCTCTGGCGGAGGCTCAGGATAAAGCGGCTGCCGCGTTTTATCGTCAGATTGACAGTGTGAAACAGGCCAGTGCGGGACTGCAGGAATTACAGCGTATTCAGCAGCAGATCCGACAGGCCAGAAACAGTGGCGGGATTGGTCAGCAGGATTATCTGGCGCTGATTTCTGAGGTTACTGCGAAAACCGGTGTTCTTACGCAGGCTGAGGCAGAGGCTACCCGACAGAAAGTGGCGTTTATCCGTCAGCTTAAAGAGCAGGCAACCCGCCAGAATCTTTCTTCTTCTGAGTTGCTTCGTGCTAAGGCTGCCCAGCTGGGGGTAAGCAGTGCTGCAGAAGTGTATATCCGCAAAATGGAGCAGGCAGGAAAAGCCACGCATTCGCTGGGTCTGAAAAGTGCAGCGGCCCGCCAGGAGATAGGCGTTCTGATAGGTGAACTGGCTCGCGGCAATTTAGGTGCGCTGAGGGGATCCGGGATAACGCTGGCTAACCGTGCCGGATGGATAGACACACTGATGTCACCGAAAGGCATGATGCTGGGCGGGGTTATTGGCGGTATTGTCGCGGCCGTCTATGGTCTGGGTAAAGCCTGGTATGATGGTCAGAAGGAGGGGGAAGAATTTAACCGCCAGTTGTCGCTGACGGGGCATTATGCCGGAGTCACTGCCGGGCAGCTGTGGACGCTCAGTCGTGCTATTTCCGGGAATGGTATTACGCAACATGCTGCAGCCGGTGCGCTGGCTCAGGTGGTGGGGAGTGGTGCATTTCGTGGAAACGATATCGGTATGGTGGCGAGAGCTGCCGCACAGATGGAGCGATCGGTTGGCCAGTCGGTCAGCGATACCATAAATCAGTTTAAGCGGCTGAAGGATGATCCTGTAAATGCCGCGAAGGCTCTGGACAATGAGCTGCATTTTCTTACTGCCACTCAGCTTGAGCAGATACGCGTCCTTGGGGAACAGGGGCGGTCCAGTGATGCGGCACGGATAGCCATGTCTGCACTGGCAGAGGAAACCGGTCGGCGTACTGCGGATATTGATAATAACCTCAATGCGCTGGGCAGTACGCTGAAGTATCTGTCTGATTTATGGAGTCGTTTCTGGGATGCGGCCATGAATATTGGTCGTGAAGACTCGCTGGATGAACAGATTTCCGCTTTACAGGAGAAAGTGTCGCGGGCGAAAAGACTCCCCTGGACGGCATCATCTTCTCAGGTTGAGTACGATCAGCAGCGTCTTAACGAGCTTCAGGAGAAAAAACGCCAGAAGGATTTGCAGGATGCAAAAGAGCAGGCAGAGCGGAGTTATCAGGAGCAACAGAAACGCCGTAATGCTGAAAATGCTGCACTGAACCGGATGAATGAAACGGAAGCAGCACGACATCAGCGTGAAATTGTGCGTATTAATTCCATGCAGTACGCCGATCAGGCTGTCAGGGATGCGGCGATACAACGTGAAAATGAACGTTACGAGAAAGCCCTGGCATCCGGTAAGAAAAAAACACGCGAACCCCGTAATGATGAGGCCACCCGGTTATTGCTGCAGTACAGTCAGCAACAGGCACAGGTGGAAGGACAGATTGCTGCTGCCAGACAGTCAGCAGGCATTGCCACGGAAAGGATGACAGAAGCGCATAAACAGCTTCTGGCTCTGCAGCAGCGCATCAGCGACCTGGACGGGAAAAAACTGACGGCAGATGAAAAGAGTGTGCTGGCCCGTAAAGATGAACTGATTCAGGCACTGACGCTGCTGGATGCAAAACAGCAGGAGCTTCAGAAACAGACGGCACTCAACGAGCTGAAGAAAAAAACAATTCAGCTGACCAGTCAACTGGCTGAAGAAGAGCGCGCTCAGCGTCAGCAACATGACCTGGATATCGCCACGGTGGGTATGGGTGATCAGCAGCGGCAGCGATATCAGGTACAACTGAGTCTTCGCCAGAAATACCAGCAACAGCTGGAGCAGTTGAGGCGGGATAGTGAGCAGAAAGGAACATATAACACGGATGACTACAGAAAGGCCGAGCAGGCGCTGACGGAGAGCCTGAACCGACAACTGAATGAGAATCGCCGTTACTGGCAACAGCTTGAAGTTGTGCAGGGTAACTGGAAAAACGGAGTCCTGCGTGCATTTCAGGATTTTACCGTGGATGCAGATAATACGGCAGGAACAGCAGAACAGGTGTTCTCGTCAGCCTTCAGCAACATGGGAAATGGCCTGGCAACTTTTGTCACTACCGGCAAACTCAATTTCAAATCCTTCACCTCTTCTGTGCTGTCAGATATGGCGAAAATCCTGGCGCAGGCAACCATGATGAAATCGATAAAAGGGATTGGCAGTGTACTGGGATTTGATCTCAGCAGCCTTTCCCTGAATGCCAATGGGGGGATTTATCAGTCTGCTGATTTGAGTCGTTACAGTGGCACGGTGGTTAACCGTCCGACGTTTTTTGCTTTTGCAAAAGGCGCGGGTGTGATGGGGGAAGCGGGACCTGAAGCCATTCTGCCACTGCGTCGTGGTGCTGACGGTAAGCTGGGGGTTGTGGCGGATATTGGTGGTTCAGGTATGGCGATGTTTGCCCCGCAGTACAACATCGAGATCAATAACGATGGCACGAACGGGCAGATAGGTCCGGCTGCCCTGAAGGTGGTTTATGACCTCGGGAAAAAAGCGGCAGCGGACTTTATGCAACAGCAGGCCCGTGATGGTGGTCGGTTAAGTGGAGCATATCGGTAATGGAGACGTTTCACTGGAAAGTGCGCCCGGATATGAATGTGGTATCAGAGCCGAAAGTGGTGACAGTGAAGCTGGGCGATGGTTATGAACAGCGTCGTGCGGCGGGACTGAATAACCAGTTGTCGATTTACAGCGTGACGATACGTGTTCGTAAATGTGAACACCCATCTTTAAAAGCCTTTCTGGAACGGCACGGTGGCGTCCGCGCATTTCAGTGGACGCCACCTTATGACTGGAAGCCGATCAGGGTGGTTTGTCGTAAATGGTCGGCAAGCGTGGGTGCGCTGTGGATAACCATAACGGCAGATTTTGAACAGGTCGTGGCATAGGAGGCTCTGATGCAGGATATTCCACAGGAAACACATCATGAGACGACACGCCTCACTCAGTCAGCCCAGGTGGTGCTCTGGGAAATCGATCTGACAGAGGTCGGTGGTGAACGTTATTTTTTCTGTAATGAGCAGAACGAAAAAGGTGAGCCGGTTACCTGGCAGGGGCGGCAGTATCAGGCATACCCCATTCAGGGGACGGGATTTGAACTGAATGGCAAGGGCAGTGCTGCCCGTCCGACACTGACGGTTTCTAACCTGCACGGCATGGTCACCGGGATGGCGGAAGACCTGCAGAGTCTGGTCGGCGGAACGGTGGTCCGGCGTAAGGTTTACGCCCGTTTTCTGGATGCGGTGAACTTCGTCAACGGAAACAGTGACGCCGATCCGGAGCAGGAGGTGATCAGCCGCTGGCGCATCGAGCAGTGCAGCGAACTGAGCGCGGTGAGTGCCTCTTTTGTACTGTCCACGCCGACGGAAACGGACGGTGCCGTTTTTCCGGGACGTATCATGCTGGCCAACACCTGCACCTGGACCTATCGCGGTGACGAGTGCGGTTATCACGGTCCGGCGGTCGCGGATGAATATGATCAGCCGACGTCCGATATCACGAAGGATAAATGCAGCAAATGCCTGAGCGGCTGTAAGTTTCGCAATAACGTCGGCAACTTTGGCAGCTTCCTTTCCATTAACAAACTTTCGCAGTGAATCCCATGACAGAGACAGAATCAGCGATTCTGGCGCACGCCCGGCGATGTGCGCCAGCGGAGTCGTGCGGCTTCGTGGTGAGAACACCGGAGGGGGAAAGATATTTTCCCTGCGTGAATATCTCTGGTGAGCCGGAGGCGTATTTCCGGATGTCGCCGGAGGACTGGCTGAGTGCAGAAATGCAGGGAGAGATTGTGGCGCTGGTCCACAGCCACCCCGGTGGTCTGCCCTGGCTGAGTGAGGCCGACCGGCGGCTGCAGGTGCAGAGTGATTTGCCGTGGTGGCTGGTCTGCCGGGGGGCGATTCATAAATTCCGCTGTGTGCCGCATCTCACCGGGCGGCGCTTTGAGCACGGGGTGACGGACTGTTACACGCTGTTCCGGGACGCTTACCATCTGGCGGGAATTGAGATGCCGGATTTTCATCGCGGGGATGACTGGTGGCGTCACGGCCAGAATCTCTATCTTGACAATATGGAGGCAACGGGTTTTTACCGTGTCCCACTGACAGAGGCGCAGCCTGGCGACGTGCTGCTGTGCTGTTTTGGTTCATCGGTGCCGAATCATGCCGCCATTTACTGTGGCGACGGCGAGCTGCTGCACCATATTCCTGAACAACTGAGTAAACGAGAGAGGTACACCGACAAATGGCAGCGACGCACACACTCCCTCTGGCGTCACCGGGCATGGCACGCATCTGCCTTTACGGGGATTTGCAACGATTTGGTCGCCGTATCGACCTTCGTGTGAAAACGGGGGCTGAAGCCATCCGGGCACTGGCCACACAGCTCCCGGTGTTTCGTCAGAAACTGAATGAGGGCTGGTATCAGGTGCGCATTGCCGGGCGTGATGCAGGCGAAAATGAATTATCTGCCCGTCTTAATGAGCCGCTGGCAAATGGTGCCGTGATCCACATCGTGCCGCGTCTGGCGGGAGCTAAAAGTGGCGGTGTGTTTCAGGTGGTGCTTGGGGCGGCGCTGATTGCGGTGGCATGGTGGAACCCTGTGGGCTGGCTGGGGGCCGCGGCTGTATCGGGCATGTATGCGGCAGGGGCCAGTATGATCCTGGGCGGAGTGGCGCAGATGCTGGCACCGAAAGCCAGGACGCCCACGGCAGCCAGTACAGATAACGGCAAACAGAACACCTATTTCTCCTCACTGGATAACATGGTTGCCCAGGGCAATGTTCTGCCGGTTCTGTACGGTGAAATGCGCGTGGGGTCACGTGTGGTTTCTCAGGAGATCAGCACGGCAGACGAAGGGGATGGTGGTCAGGTTGTGGTGATTGGTCGCTGATGCAAAATGTTTTATGTGAAACCGCCTCCGGGCGGTTTTGTCGTTTATGGAGCGTGAGGAATGGGTAAAGGCAGCAGTAAGGGGCATACCCCGCGCGAAGCAAAGGACAACCTGAAGTCCACGCAGTTGCTGAGTGTGATCGATGCCATCAGCGAAGGGCCGGTTGAAGGTCCGGTGGATGGATTAAAAAGCGTGCTGCTGAACAGTACACCGGTGCTGGACAGTGAGGGGAATACTAACATCTCCGGTGTCACGGTGGTGTTCCGGGCAGGTGAGCAGGAACAGACACCGCCGGAGGGATTTGAATCATCAGGTTCCGAGACGGTACTGGGTACGGAAGTGAAATACGACACGCCGATCACCCGGACCATCACGTCGGCAAACATTGACCGTCTGCGCTTTACCTTCGGTGTGCAGGCACTGGTGGAAACCACCTCAAAGGGGGACAGGAATCCGTCGGAAGTTCGCCTGCTGGTTCAGATACAACGTAACGGTGGCTGGGTGACGGAAAAAGACATCACCATTAAGGGCAAAACCACCTCGCAGTATCTGGCCTCGGTAGTGGTGGATAATCTGCCGCCGCGCCCGTTCAACATCCGGATGCGCAGGATGACGCCGGACAGCACCACAGACCAGCTGCAGAACAAAACGCTCTGGTCGTCATACACCGAAATCATCGATGTGAAACAGTGCTACCCGAACACGGCACTGGTCGGCGTACAGGTGGATTCGGAGCAGTTCGGCAGCCAGCAGGTGAGCCGTAATTATCATCTTCGCGGGCGTATTCTGCAGGTGCCGTCGAACTATAACCCGCAGACGCGGCAATACAGCGGTATCTGGGACGGAACGTTTAAGCCAGCATACAGCAACAACATGGCCTGGTGTCTGTGGGATATGCTGACCCACCCGCGCTACGGCATGGGTAAACGTCTTGGTGCGGCAGATGTGGATAAATGGGCGCTGTATGTCATCGGCCAGTGTTGCGACCAGTCGGTGCCGGACGGTTTTGGCGGCACGGAGCCGCGCATCACCTGTAATGCCTGGCTGACCACACAGCGTAAGGCGTGGGATGTTCTCAGTGATTTCTGCTCGGCGATGCGCTGTATGCCGGTATGGAACGGGCAGACGCTGACGTTCGTGCAGGACCGACCATCAGATAAGGTGTGGACCTATAACCGCAGTAATGTGGTGATGCCGGATGATGGCGCGCCGTTCCGCTACAGCTTCAGCGCCCTGAAGGACCGCCATAATGCCGTTGAGGTGAACTGGATTGACCCGGATAACGGCTGGGAGACGGCGACAGAGCTTGTGGAGGACACGCAGGCCATTGCCCGTTACGGTCGTAACGTCACGAAGATGGATGCCTTTGGCTGTACCAGCCGGGGGCAGGCGCACCGCGCCGGGCTGTGGCTGATTAAAACGGAACTGCTGGAAACGCAGACCGTGGACTTCAGCGTGGGTGCCGAAGGGCTTCGCCATGTACCAGGTGATGTCATTGAAATCTGTGATGATGACTATGCGGGGATCAGCACCGGCGGGCGTGTGCTGGCGGTGAACAGCCAGACCCGGACACTGACGCTCGACCGTGAAATCACGCTGCCATCCTCCGGCACCACGCTGATAAGCCTGGTTGACGGGCAGGGTAATCCGGTGAGCTTGGAGGTCCAGTCCGTCACCGACGGCGTGAAGGTGAAAGTGAGCCGGGTTCCTGACGGCGTTGCCGAGTACAGCGTGTGGGGGCTGAAGCTGCCGACGCTGCGCCAGCGCCTGTTCCGCTGCGTGAGTATCCGTGAGAACGATGACGGCACGTATGCCATCACCGCCGTGCAGCATGTACCGGAAAAAGAGGCCATCGTGGATAACGGGGCGCACTTTGACGGCGACCAGAGCGGCACGGTGAATGGTGTCACGCCGCCAGCAGTGCAGCATCTGACCGCAGAAGTCACCGCAGACAGCGGGGAATACCAGGTGCTGGCCCGCTGGGACACGCCGAAGGTGGTGAAGGGCGTGAACTTCCTGCTCCGTCTGACCGTAACAGCGGATGACGGCAGTGAGCGACTGGTCAGCACGGCCCGGACGACGGAAACCACATACCGCTTCACGCAACTGGCGCTGGGGAACTACAGGCTGACAGTCCGGGCGGTAAATGCGTGGGGACAGCAGGGCGATCCGGCATCGGTATCGTTCCGGATTGCCACACCGGCAGCGCCGTCGCGGATTGAGCTGACGCCGGGCTATTTTCAGATAACCGCCACGCCACATCTTGCCGTTTATGATCCGACGGTACAGTTTGAGTTCTGGTTCTCGGAAAAGCGGATTGCGGATATCAGGCAGGTTGAAACCAGCGCGCGTTATCTTGGCACGGCGCTGTACTGGATAGCCGCCAGTATCAATATCAGGCCGGGCCATGATTATTATTTTTACGTTCGCAGTGTGAACACCGTTGGCAAATCGGCATTCGTGGAGGCCGTCGGTCGGGCGAGCGATGATGCGGAAGGTTACCTGGATTTTTTCAAAGGCAAGATAACCGAATCCCATCTCGGTAAAGAGCTGCTGGAAAAAGTCGAGCTGACGGAGGATAACGCCAGCAGACTGGAGGAGTTTTCGAAAGAGTGGAAGGACGCCAACGATAAATGGAATGCGATGTGGGGCGTCAAAATTGAGCAGACCAAAGACGGCAAACATTATGTCGCGGGTATTGGCCTCAGCATGGAGGACACGGAGGAAGGCAAACTGAGCCAGTTTCTGGTTGCCGCCAATCGTATTGCGTTTATTGATCCGTCTAATGGCAACACAAGACCAATGTTTGTTGGTCAGGGCGATCAGATATTCATGAACGACGTGTTCCTGAAGCGTCTGACGGCCCCCACCATTACCAGCGGTGGCAGTCCTCCGGTATTTTCCCTGACATCAGACGGAAAGCTGACCGCTAAAAATGCGGATATCAGTGGCAGTGTGAATGCGAACTCAGGGACGCTCAACAACGTCACGATTAATGAGAACTGTCAGATTAAGGGGAAACTGTCAGCCAACCAGATTGAAGGTGATATTGTCAAAACGGTCAGCAAGTCTTTCCCCCGCACGAGCACTTATGCCAGCGGCACCATCACGGTAAGAATCAGTGATGATCAGAAGTTTGACCGGCAGGTCATGATACCGCCAGTGTTATTCCGCGGTGGTAAGCATGAGAATTTCAACAGTAATAACCAACAGTCATACTGGTATTCAACCTGCCGGTTAAGAGTGACCCGCAATGGTCAGGAGATTTTTAATCAGTCCACGACGGATGCTCAGGGCGTATTTTCCTCAGTTATAGATATGCCTGCCGGACAGGGGACGCTGACACTGACATTCACCGTATCTTCATCAGGAGCGAATAACTGGACACCAACAACCAGTATCAGCGATCTGCTGGTTGTGGTGATGAAAAAATCCACAGCAGGTATCAGTATCAGCTGAATTTTATAACCCAGAACGGGCGTCAGAAATGACGCCTTTTTTATTGCAGAAAAGCGAGAGGTAATTATGCGTAAACTTTATGCCGCCATTTTGTCCGCAGCCATTTGTCTGGCCGTATCCGGTGCGCCTGCATGGGCGTCTGAACATCAGTCCACGCTGAGCGCGGGGTATCTTCATGCCCGGACGAACGTTCCCGGCAGTGATGATCTGAACGGGATTAACGTGAAATACCGTTATGAGTTTACGGACACACTGGGGATGGTGACGTCATTCAGCTATGCAGGAGACAAGAATCGCCAGCTTACCCGTTACAGCGATACCCGCTGGCATGAAGATTCCGTTCGTAACCGCTGGTTCAGCGTAATGGCGGGGCCGTCTGTGCGCGTGAATGAATGGTTCAGCGCGTATGCGATGGCGGGTGTGGCTTACAGCCGTGTGTCGACTTTCTCCGGGGATTATCTCCGCGTAACTGACAACAAGGGGAAAACGCACGATGTGCTGACCGGAAGTGATGACGGTCGCCACAGCAACACGTCTCTGGCGTGGGGGGCTGGCGTGCAGTTTAACCCGACCGAATCCGTGGCCATTGATATTGCTTATGAAGGCTCCGGCAGTGGTGACTGGCGCACTGACGGTTTCATCGTGGGTGTCGGTTATAAATTCTGATTAGCCAGGTAACACAGTGTTATGACAGCCCGCCGGTTCAGGCGGGCTTTTTTGTGGGGTGAATATGGCAGTAAAGATTTCAGGTGTACTGAAAGACGGCACAGGAAAACCGGTACAGAACTGCACAATCCAGCTGAAAGCAAAACGTAACAGCACCACGGTGGTGGTGAACACGCTGGCCTCAGAAAATCCGGATGAAGCCGGGCGTTACAGCATGGACGTTGAGTACGGTCAGTACAGCGTTATTCTGTTGGTGGAAGGATTCCCGCCGTCACATGCCGGGACCATCACCGTGTATGAAGATTCCCGACCCGGTACGCTGAATGATTTTCTCGGTGCCATGACGGAGGATGATGCCCGTCCGGAGGCACTGCGCCGTTTTGAGCTGATGGTGGAAGAGGTGGCGCGTAACGCGTCCGCGGTGGCACAGAACACGGCAGCCGCGAAGAAGTCAGCCAGCGATGCCAGCACATCAGCCCGTGAGGCGGCAACCCATGCGACTGATGCTGCAGGCTC